TTTGTGACTATTGATCTAATTGATATTGTCCCAGCAAACGAGCGTCAAACCCAGGGAAGATTCTCTGACAACGACAACCGTGGAACTCAAGCACCAAATGGAAGCAGAGTTTATACTTACGACGTTCCAGTTGCTTACGACCTTATATATCAAATTACATCTCATGCCCGGCACCCTCGGCATGATCGAGCAATCATGCTCCAATTAATGAGAAAATTTCCATCAAAGTTCGGGTACTTAGTTGTACCTAATGAGCTAGGGACAGAAAACTCCCGACGCCATATGTTCCTTGATGGATTTGCAAAACGGGATGCGGTAGACAGCGAAACTGGTAACAGACGCCTTCTTCGTAATGTGTTAACTGTCCGTGTAATAAGTGAAATGACTGCTGAGCAGTCCACTTCTTTACAGGTTGCAAGCACAGTCTCTGTCAATACTACAAACTCGAATATCCCTTCTGGATACAATCCGTTATAAAATATGTTATCTATGTATAAAACTAAGGAGATAAATAATGGCATTTAGTCGCCCTGGGGTTTTCGTCCAAGAGACGCTCAATCCCGTTCAAACAATTGCTACTCCCACATCAGCAACAGTTGCTGCTTTCTATGGCGCCAATGACAAAGGCCCACTGACACCAGTTCTTGTTAACTCATGGAGTGAGTACACAAAATACTTTGGTACTTGGAACACAGTCGCTGGAAATGAACTTCCACTTGCTGTCTATATGTACTTTTCAAACGGTGGAAACCGTGCGTATGTTGCCCGTGCAGTAGGTGCTGGTTCAGTATCAGCGTTTAAGGCACTTAACGATCGCGCTGGAACACCAGCTCCTACTCTACGTATCCAAGCTGTTAACGCCGGTACTTGGGGTAATAATTTAAACGTTTCTATAACAGACTCAACAACAACAAACTTGTTTGATTTAACTATTTACCAGGGTGGAAACACTGCTGCTGATATTGTTGAATCTTTTACAGATTTGTCAATGACATCTTCAAATGCTCGTTACGCTTTGTCTGTAATTAACGCGACATCAAGCTATGTCTTTGCTTTAGATCTAGGATCTGCTGCAACAGGTGGAGTTCGTAACCCAGCAACAATTACTAACTCATCTTTGGCTACCGGAGCAAACGGTGGAGCAATTACTAATATCACAACTTACACACCGTTTGATGTTGTTAACTCTTCAATGACTCTTAACGTTGCTGGACGTGTGGATGCTACTACAGTTAACGCAGCTATCTCATATGCAGAAGCTCGCGGAGATGTGTTTGTTGTTATTGATGGTACTGACCTTCCAGTTGGAAACGCTGCTACATCTAGCACACAGCTAAATTTAGCTTCTACCTACACACCAAGCGCAGCAGCGGCTGTGTATTACCCACGTATCACTATTGCAGACCCAACAGTTGGCGTAAACGGTTCATCTACCGCAACACGCACAGTTGGAGCTGGTGGAGCTGTAGCTGGTCTATACGCTTCAACCGATGCAGCTCGTGGTGTATTTAAAGCACCTGCTGGTCTACAAGCAAGACTAGCTGGAGCTGTAGCAATTTCGCCTCTTACTAACGCTGAGCTTGATCTTATGAACACAACAGCTGCTCCAGTAAACGCAATTAAGTTCATTCCAGGAACAGGCATTTGTGTTATGGGAGCTCGTACACTCAAGGCAGGAAATCTTGATAAGTATGTGCCAACTCGTCGTACACTTATCTATCTAAAGAAGGCTCTATCAGAGCTAACTCAATTCGCTGTATTTGAGCCAAACAACGCAGAAACATGGCGCCGTTTGAACTCAACAATTAGCAGCTTCTTAACAGCTTTCTGGTCGCAAGGCGGTCTGTCAGGTGCAACACCTCAACAGGCGTTCTTCGTTCAAGCGAACTCAGAAAACAATCCGCAGGTATCAATTGATAATGGTGAACTTAACATTTCAATCGGTGTCGCGCTACAACGCCCAGCGGAATTCATTGTCATCAAGATCGGTCAGTTTGACGGTGGAACCACCGTTACTGTTGCGTAAAGGAGAAAATAAATAATGACAAGCAGTATTATTAATCGCTTCTCAACATTAGCGACTGATCCATTACGTAGCTTTCGGTTTTATGCTGAATTCAACAAAGTGGGTACAGAAGATTCTTTCACAACCAAGATCCAAACCTCTAACTCTGCTACTACATCATCCGGTCAATCAACCGGTTGGGTAGGCGGTTTTAGCTCAATCAGTGGTTTAAACATCACAACTCAGTCAATCCAGTACCGTGAAGGTGGCTATAACACCACTGTTCACCAGGTACCTGGTATGACAACATTTAGCCCAATCACGTTCCAACGCGGTGTGCTTTATGGAAACGACCAAGCTCAGGCTTGGATGCGTGGATTATTTGCTTCTGTTGCTGGAGATGGACTTTCAGTAGCTGGCAAGAGCTTCCGCGTTAACGTTAAAATCTATGTAATGGATCACCCAAATGCTGGCGCTACAAATGCAAATACCCCAAAGATGGGCTTTGACATTCGCAACGCTTGGATTACACAGCTTAATTACACAGATCTAAATGCAAATGACGGAGCGATTCTTTACGAATCAATGGCTCTAGTTCACGAAGGTCTATCAGTGTTCTTTACTGATGATACTTTTGCACCAATTAGTCGTACTACACTAGCGTAACCCCAAACAAAGGAATATAAAAAGTGGCTGAAATTATTACAGATGCACAACTTGTATCACAGTACGCTAAACAGGCTATGGAGGAGCCCGAGAAGATTGTTGAAACTCGGGCCCCTTCTGCCTCTGAAGTTGATTTGCCTGGAGGTTATATAACCTTTGAAGGCAAGTTAATTACAACAGCTGAAGTTAGAGAACTAACCGGAGCTGACGAAGAGGCTATTGCAAAAGCCGGATCTACAGCTAAATCACTCCACGTTCTATTAGAGCGCGGTCTAGTTAAGCTGGGAGACAAAGAAGCTACTAAGGATGATATTGACCTACTGCTATCAGGAGATAGAGACGCAATTCTTTTAGGAATTCGTCGAGTCACTTTTGGCGAGGCTTTAGACCTTAAGCTTCGTTGCCCAAGTTGCAATGTTGAACAACAGTCAGATGTACATCTTCTAAACGATGTTCCTTTTATTAAACTAAAAGACAGAGTTAATGACCGTAACTGGGTTGTAAAGACAAAGCTTGGACCAGTTGAACTAAGCCTTCCAACAGGCATTGTTCAACGAAAGCTTATGGAAAATACTCAAATGAGTGTTCCAGAAGTAAACACAATTTTATTGGCTGGCTGCATAACATCTATTAACGGTGAAATGTCTATAGGTACATCAGGGCCATTAGCTCTTGGTATGGCGGACAGATCAAAGATTATCGATTCAATTCTTGAGCGCAACCCAGGCCCACGCCTTGGGGAGGTGAGCAAGGTCTGCAAGGCATGTGAGGAAAATATTGATATCCCACTTAGCCTTGTTGATTTGTTTCGTTTATAGCCAAGTGACATACGATCTACTTTTAGATCATTATGAAATCTTGACAAGGACATTTACAGGTTGGACTCTAACGGAGATTAAAAATCTATCGGTTAGAGAAAGACAAAATTGGTTAGAAAGAGCGCAAAGGTTTAACGGAAGGAAGTAGCTATGGCAGACCCAAGAAGTGGCATGAACCTTCCTGCTCCCAGATCTTTGCAAGCTCTTGGTTCAATTAAGAGCGCTGCCCTTGATACTTTAGGAGCTGTTAGCGCTGTTACCCAAAAGGTAAACGACGGCGCAAGCCGAGCTGTTGAGGTTTATCAGGGCGGGTCTACAAGCTCTAATCAAGTTGCACCTTCCCCACGCTTTACCCCACCCGCTACCCCTATAGTCCCTGTTGGCGGCGGTGGGGGAGGCGGCGGCGGTGGTCGCGGTCCCGGGTCATTTGGCGGTTTTGGGTATGAAGATGGCCCGTCTGATAATCAAGTTTTTAAACAACCACAAAGTTTTGGTAGAAACTTAACTCAATATGTAAAAGAAAACCCAGCTGCTGCAATGCTTTATGCAGGTGCAGTTGGGGCTAACGCCCTCTCTTCTACGGAAGAAATTACACAAGCTGAGCTCATGCTTCAAGGAGCTGCCTTTTTCTCTTCACCATCTGGTAAGGGTGGAAAGTACGACCCATCAATGCAAATTGGATTCCGCCGTACTGGTGGAAGCCGAGATTATGAAACTATGGGTCAAGTACAAAGCCAAATTGCACAACAAGGCACTGTAAATAATAAAATGGATGCTATGACCGCACTTATTGCGGCTCAAAGCTACGGAATTACAGGAGCTAACTTTACACAAGGAGCCGGTGGCGGCCTTCAAGGCAGCATCATGGGCGGAATTGCAAACATATCTAATTTGATCCCTGGAGCCGGTATTGAAGGCTCTACTAGAGCTTACGGAGCTATGCAATCAGCTCGTAACGTAAACATGCTTCGCGGTATTGGTATTCAAATCCGCGATCAAGACGGAAATATGAAGCCACCTGACCAGGTTATTGATGACATTTGGAAGAAGATTTGTAAAGACTACAGTCAAGCCTACGGTAGCAGTAAAACCCCTACCCAATCAGAAGTAATGATTGGTTTGCAGCCAGGTAACTCTTTGTATTCAATGCTTGATATTTATTTTGGTGGAGATCCAATTCTTCGACAAATGATTATCAACGGTCTTATTTTTAAAGCTCGTACTTCTGGCGGCACAGCTGATCAACAAAAAATTACTAAAGAAAATGTACTTGCAGCTGGTGGTACTACTGAGTCTGTTCTTGCAAAAGGTAATCAAAACGCAGTAGCTGCTCAAGGACTGTACCAAGTAGCAAAAGCTGGCTCTTCTGGATTTAAACTAGCAACACAAACTCTTGCTGGATTAGGTCAGATGATGAACCTTGCCGATGATGTTACTGGAATATTAAAAGGAGCTACGGCTACTAAATCTTACGCAGAAACTATGCTTGGTGGTGGTAATGGTTTAGGGCAAGACCTTGCTAAAGGTATTTTGGCAATGCTTGGTTTGGGTAAAAAAGCAAAAGGCGGAAAAGTAGGGGATGAGCAGCCATATATTGTTGGTGAGCTTGGTCCCGAGCTATTTATTCCAAAAACTGATGGGGTTATTATCCCTAATCACCTTGTTGGTCGCCGTAACCGACATGAAGGTGGTGGAGTTCACGCACCTCACGATGGGCGCACACTAGATGAAGCTGAAGTTAGAAACATTCTTGAGCAAGCTGGCTTTGAGGGACAAGGGTTAGAAAACGCTGTTGATGTAGCACGGCTTGAGTCTGGGTATAGAACTAACGCCGAAGGCGATAAAGGCATAACTGACAACAAATGGGATTACAGTATTGGTTTATTCCAAATCCGATCATTAAAAGATTGGAAAAAATATAACGACCCTAAGCGCGAACCAACCCACTTATATGATCCTCTTGAAAATGCTAAAGAGGCGTACAAGATTAGCCATGGTGGTTCTATTTGGGATAACGCTTGGTATAACACCTCTAAAAAACTTGGCCTTATAGGCTCACGTGATGGTACAAGAGACCCTGATGCTGTAAACGACGCGCCAGTACAAGAGTCTGGGGAACCAGATTACATTTCTCAACTTGTTGGTCTTGCTCAATCTGGAAAATTAGCTGAAAGACTTGCTAGTTTTAACCCAAAGTCTCTTACTTCTGCCCAAATTAGTGAGTACTTTGGAAATTCTGGGTTTGACGCCTCAAAACCTTCATCTGCACATAATTATGGAGGAGTTACAATTAATATCAATGTACCAAGTGGTGACCCAAATGCAATTGCAGAAGCGGTAAAACGTATTCTGCAAGAAGCTTCTATTATGGATATGGCGGCTGGTAAATAATGGCAACTTATGCAACGTTATCTGATGGCGGCGGCGGGTACGCAACCGCAGTCTCTGCTAGCTCTACTCCTACAGACACTGAGGCACAAGCGCGTCTTGAAAAGCAGTTAAAACTTACTCAAACACAACTTGAGATTGAAACTGCCTCTAAAGAAGAAGCTCAACGTCAGCTTTATCAGTTAGATAAAGTAAATACCGATAAAGCAAACCAAGCGTCTTTAAAAACAAGTGCTGGAGGAAGCTCTGGAGATGATATTGAGGTTGGTGTCCCCGACCCTATCGGCTATAAGTTTAATTTGCCACCTCATAACTGGAGTTTGCCGGTTCGACCTATTGAACTAGAACCTTATGATGTTGGTGTAATTAATAATAAAACTGGGTACTTTGCCGCAGATGTATTTAACGCAACAAGCACCCCTGAGTCTTTCCACGGAACTCGTCGCGGCAGAATTTGGTATTGGCACTCAGCGTCAGCACTTCAAAAGTTTAATACAGACTCTGGAAAAGTTGAAAGCTTGGTAGACGCAACATCTAAGTTAGCAAAAACAACTGAAGGCGTTGAGCTTAAAAACGATGACCGCAAATGGGGTTTTCAATTCCTATGGAACCCATCTGAGATCCAATCTAACGTAGCAAGAAATATGGACATTACTCCATCTGCCGCTGACACGCTTCGTGTGGTTTCTGGAGTGTTTCCTGGTCAAGAAACGGTTAGCTTTAATATTTTGCTTGACCGTACAAACGATTTTGCTTGTATTAGATCATCTAAAATTAAAGATTTTAGTGATTACTCTAAATTCTACACAGCAACCTACCCAGGTCAAGGGCAACAAGTTTTTGGTGAACAACTAGAGGCACTTATGCGCCAAGGCACTATGGCTGACCTTGAGTACTTGTTTAGAGCAATTAACGGCTCTGGCATGGGTGTAGAAAAGTGGGGAACTTTGATGGGTAAGCGCACAGCTAACCTTGGATACCTGCAACCTACGCTATTAGGTATTTCTTTAGGCCCAGACCGCTTAAACAACTTATCGTATGTAGGTTGGCTATCTAATATTGCTATCAATCACAATTCATTTACGCAAGATATGGTTCCAATTAGAACTACCGTTACCCTTTCAATTGAATGCTTTGCTGGAACAGGGATTGGGGCTGGCTAATGATACGTAAAGGATCTCGTTACGAATATTCAACAGTTGACTTTTTTAGCTCTAAATCTTCTGGGTCAGAGCAGCCTGTAGTTTTTTACACCTTTTCAAAGCTTGGTTTATTGAGCTATTGGGAGCACCAATATGTGCAGGGCGAGCGCCTTGACCAGATTGCTTCTAAGTACTACCAAAACCCAAAGTCTTGGTGGCTAATCCCTGAGTACAACCCTGAAATTGTCGACTTTACAAACATTACCCCTGGAACCATTTTGAGGATTCCAAATGTTTAATTTTATTCGTGTTTCTTTTCCTGAAGCGGATTCTGGCCCTACTGCCGTGTATTCTGCTGAAATCATTCAAGAAAAGTACAAACACGACATTATTAAAATTAAATTTAGAGATTGGGACGTCTCTTACGATGTCTTAAACCCAGGCTCCCCTGTGCAAGTAACAATCACCGGTGTTACAGAACAAAAAAACATTTACGGGTATATTCATCATATAAAGCCTGACAGAACCCCAGGTAAAAACTTTACCGAGATGGTTGTTATTGGTGCCTCTTACCCATTTCGTCAACCATCTCAAAAAATTTATCAAGATATTACGGCCGATCAAGTAGCCCTACAGATTGCTGAAAAACATAATTTTGCATGCTACGCGGTTCCCCACGCCCGTGTTTATCCTCAAATAGCTCAATCAGGCCATACTGATTGGGAGTTCTTAGTCCGATTAGCAAAACAATCTGGGTACACGTTGCGAGCTACTAACACTGAATTATATTTTCAACCAATGCTTGAAGACTTTAATCGATATAAAGAAGAGGCCGCAACATTTACCATGCGCCAAGCAAATGATTCTGCCGGCTCAACTATGTACTCTTTTAGGCCGTTAATTGGTGAATCAATTGATTACGAAGATGCCACAAAAGCTGCTATTGCTGTATCTGGCGTAGATAACTTTACAAATACGTCTATGGCGTTTACACAGCAAGATAGAAATGCAGCTACACGTGCTAAACAACAGACTGAGTTTTTTGACGGGTTTGATACAAACACTGTTGTTACAAACCCTGAAATTGCTTTGCACGAAGGAGAAGCGGCCGAAAGCCGTAATGCGTTCCCGTACCGAGCTGTAGCTGAGGTAATTGGATCGGCATCCCTTCGCCCAGATATGCCTGTTTATTTAAACGGTGTGGGCTCTAATTACTCTGGATTTTGGACTATCTTAAAGGTAGAACATAAGATTATTGAAGAAGAGCGTAACCGCCATAAGTACACATCTATTATTCATGTGGGATCTGACTCACTTGGTGAAGCTTTAATAGGGCCTGATAGTAGAAATGTTTTAACCCCTCCAAGCAATCCTATTAGAAAGCTAATACCTGGCGTTCGTCAAACAACGGTTCGCCCTGTAACCTATTTAAATAGAATTACTACTCCGGTTAATTACACAGAGCGAAGTAGCTTTGGAACTATTGAAAACAGAGCTAAGCCTAGTGTTACTAATAGGGACACTACTCCAGCTCGTTGGGTTAGTGGTACTAAGTCCTTAGATCCAGTTATTCAAGAGTACGCAACTGAACAATTTGTTATTGAACGTTTAGCGAGGGTGAGGGCGCGATGAGTTTTGATAAAAGATTTTATGGCGTTTATGAGGGCATAGTTATAGATAACGCAGACCCTGAAAGTAGGTATAGAGCCAAACTTAGGGTTCCTCAAGTAACAGGGTTTGATGACACTAATTGGGCGATTACCACAACATCCTCTGTTATGGCGGTTGGTAAAAAAGTTGCAGTTATGTACTTAGCGGGAGATCCTAATTTTCCCATATGGATAGGAGAAATTAAATAATGGCATACCAAAAAGCAATCACCCTACCCTTTGCCTTTGATAGCTATGGGTCTGTGGCCTACACAGAGGATGAAAAGAAGATTTGGCAGGACCGCGTAGTACTTGTGGTTATGACAAGCCTTAATGAGCGCATTATGCGACCTACCTTTGGGACTACGGTTAATGCAACAATCTTTGAGAATGTAAACGATTCGGTAAGCCTTATACAACAGAGTATTGGAGGAGCATTTGCAAAGTTCTTGCCGAGCCTATCCCTTCAAAAGGTCAACGGAAACGTCGATCCAGCCGACGGAAACATAGTTATTGAGGTCTTTTACCGTTATAATGATAAAGACACCCAACAGAGCGTAAAGATAAAGACCGGACTGTTTTCCCGAAGTGGGGATCTAGTAGTGGAAGGAAATGGACGAAGTGGCCGTTAAAAAATACATCCCGCAGATCGACTACACCTCTAGGGATTACACATCCATTCGGGAAGACTTAATCTCCCTTATTCCTAACTTTGCCCCTAACTGGACCAACCGCGACCCGGCTGACTTTGGTATGACCATCCTTGAGGCTTTTGCCTATATGGGTGATGGCCTTAACTACTACATTGACCGAGCAGCTAACGAATCTTTTATCACTACAGCTAGCCAACGCGATAGCGTCCTACAGCTTGCCCGTCTACTTGGGTACCAAGCTACTAATAACACCGCCGCTCGTGTAACTCTTACTTTTCAAAAATCAACTGCATCAAACATTTTTGTACCGGCCTTGACTAAGGTAGCTACTACATACG